CTGTTGCGTCAGGGTTGAACATAATACCTGAACTAGAAGTGAATGAATCAACAGGTGGCTCGGTAGTTTACTTGGATTGGGAGGCTGAATTAGAAGACCATGACGACAGGACTGAGTGGATATGTAATGGCTTAAGCTCGGACAGGAAGTGGGAAGTAAATGACTTCAACATACATTACATTAGGTGTCGTACTTCTATCTTTCAGATGCACATTCAGATACAGAAACGAATAGAGGAAACAGGAGCGCAACTTCTAGTTGTAGATTCTCTTGTTCCTTCTGTAGATTCTGATGCGAATGACGCTGATACAGCGAGAAGATTCTATCAAGTGTTACGATCTCTTGATATTCCGTCACTGATAATCTCTCACACAACCAAGAATCCAGGCGATGTTGATAGCAAGGCAAAGCCATTTGGTTCTGCCTATTGGTGGAATCAAGCTAGGTCTGTATGGGAGTTTCGTAAAGAGCAGACGGCGGGTGCAAATCATACTGATCTTGCTCTTATCAACAGGAAGTCTAATAACTGGAGTATCGTAGAACCTATTGGGATACGTATGAAAACGGAAAACCTGAAACCAACAGACCCAGGTATTCCAAAGGTAACCTTTGAACCTATTGCTTTGTCGTCACAAAACAACAGTCTTGCAAAGGCTGTTCCTATTAAACTTAGGATAGTACAGGCGTTACAAACTGTAGTAGGTGGAGGGCTAACGACAAGAGAGATAGCTGATGAGGTAGATGAAGAGATAGATTCTGTAAGAATGGCATTGAAAAGAGGATCAGGTGCAATATTTGTACAAGAGGTAAATCCAACGGACAACAGTGCTGTTTGGAAATTAAAATAACCAATACAACAGGACATTACAACCCCCTTTAAGGGGTTGTATGTCGTGTTCAGTTAAATGAAAGGAATGTAATGAAAAAGAAAGAGGTGAAACATGCCTAGAGGAAGTCGGTGGACTGGAACACCTACAAACCCCAGACAGATAAAATATTATACCCGCAACAGAAAAATGGTGGATATAACAGACTTAGAAGACAGAGAGATAACAACATGGAATCAATTTGCTAACTATATAGTTAGCTTGAATATCATGCCTGAAAATTCTACTCATTCGGATCGTTCAGATTATTTTGATATGTTCTGGAAAGCGTATTGCTTGGGGGTGAAACATGGCAAAGAGTAAACAATGGAAAGAATCCGAACGCAAGATGGCGAAAGAGCTTGGAGGAGAACGTGTACCTATCAGCGGAAGACAGCGTGGATATGC